CACATTACTGAGCTTATGAATCCTGATTACAAACTCACTCCTGAGTATCAGATTATTTTAGTCGAGATGTTGTCAGTCATTAATTTCATATACTTTTGTATGCACAACCAATATAAAGTTGCGTTAACACATGCTGAATATTTGTTGGCAACCCGCAGTAATGAAATTCGTAGTGCTTTCCTTAAGATAGATTTTTCTAGAATCACCACCTCTGCTCCAACTACATATGATTTTGAATATAATGGAAAGGTTTATATGTGCTCATTTGGTCAGTACAACCAGATATGTCATGCTCATGCTGAAGGAGCAGATTTGGAGCCCTTGTTAATTAATATTTCTACAAGAGAAGGTAGTTTTGTTCCTGAAAATAAAGAATTGATTGATAGTTTATCAACAATCGCATCCTGGATTACTACATCTGGAGTTCAGAATATGAGTGATGAGGCTATGAGACATGCTGTTTTACAGATGCAGCTTAAAAGTTATGAGAAAACTGGTTGGAATAATTCACTTAACATTATTCTTCAAGTTATATCTGTTATTTGTCGTGTTAGATACTCTTGGGATCCGTTTAACAAATTGTATCAACAATTAGCCAAAGATGTTGTTAAGATTGTTGAATTCACTGATGAGCACGCTGCCGACTTTGAGACAATCAATTCCAATCCCATACTTGGGCAAGCTGTTATTGATCATCGAGAATTGGCGACCAAGACTTCAATGAGTCCACAAATGTTGAGTCTACCCCCTTTTGCTACTAAAGCTTTCAATCAACGTAGAAATACATTGGAGGCAGCGTATTTAAAGTTCACTGCATTTCAAAGAGGTTTGAATCAGCGCAAAATGCCCTTGTGTGTGTTCTACACGGGTCCTCCTGAAACAGGTAAAACCAGATCAGAAGAATATCAAATGAAGGCAATATGCTTTCGACGCAGAATTCCTTATGGTAAACACCTCATTTATGAATATACCACTGGTGACGGATTTTTGGAAGGTTATGTTAATCCTATGTTTTTCCTTATGGATGATATACTTAAAGTTAAAGATCCTAAGATTAGGTCTACAGAGCTTGGTATACTCATCAGCGCTGTTAATACTGCCACTTGGCTAGTACCTCAAGCTTTCACACTTAAGGGGGCTATCAGCTTTGTATCTGAATATGTTTTTGTAACTTCGAATATTGTTGGTGTAGGTCGTAGGTATGACAACATCACATGGGATTCTGGTATGACCGAAGATAAGGCAGTGTTGCGTCGTTTTCACGTTGTGTTGCATCGTGAAGAGAAGATTGATGAAACTACGGATATTCCGACTTTGATGTTTCGTGTTGATAAGTGCGTTCATTTTGGAAATGAGTATGAGGGTCAATGGCTCACTAATATTCAAATTGCTCAAATGATTAAGCGTGTTGAGGATTATATTGATGATAAATATAAGTCTGGTGATATGACTGAAGAGCATTATGCAATGCAGTTCCCAGAATGGGCTGAACCGCAAGGTAACCCAAAGCTTGATCGTACAGGGGATGTTCCTCCTGAGAAGGTTCTTGCTAGTATTAGTAAGATGTACCAAGAATCTAATTGGACTGATGACGTTAAAGACGTCGATGCAATTATTGCTGAGGAAAAACGCCTAAGAGATCAAAGAAACTATATTCTTGGTATAATTGTCTTGTTGAGTTTGACTACTGTTGGGGTGTTGACATATAAATTTATGTTTAACGATGTTTCTTCAAAGGATGAATATGAAGCTCATTCACCATCCACTAAATCAAATAGTGACTCTTATGCGACAACATTTTCAAATTCTAGTCGTGCTAGTGGAGAAATGGGTCGTAGAGCCAAGCGTAGATTTGCTAGAACCACCAGTGGTGATAGATTTAAACCTAATAGTGCTGATGTTGAAGTTAAATATGTTCCGTGTGCGGGTACAGATGATAATTACTTATCTACTTTAACTAATTCTGTTTTACATGTCTTAGTTAGGTTTGAGTTCTCGGCTTGGGATGGTAAGGATTTTATCCGTGCGAAGACTTGCCATGGTTTTCATTATGCTGCTGGTGTTTTTGTTTTTCCCGCACACACTATTATTCCTTTTCTTGATCAAAAAGATGTTAAAGTCAAACTTGAATGGACAAAGGGTAAACATATTTGTTCGGGACTACCTGAGTATTGGTTTGTTGATGATGAAGATTTGTGTTGCATACGTGTGTTTTGTGCTAATTATCCTGCTTCTGGTAAGAAATATTTGTGGAAGTATGATGATGTTGCTCCACTTGAACCAGGAACACCTATGAAGATGATTCAACTTCTTGCTGATAATCAGTTATCAATGCGTAACTTGTATAAGGCCCCAAATTGTAGACCAGCTCGATACACAGAAGGTAGTGAAACTTTCATTGTTAATTATCCTGTTAATTATAATGAATGGACTACCCCAGGTGACTCTGGTTCTCCAGTTGTCATTAAAGGTCAGCAAGGTCGAGTTATTATTATTGGTTTTCATGTATGTAAAGAGAAAGTTGGTGTTAGTTCTGGCGTTGCCTTACCTTTTTATCAAGAGGTTATTGATGAAACCTCTGTTAACTGTGAACCGCAGTCTTTGGATACTTTTCCTCTGAAAATAGAACGTCGCGTTCCTCAAAATTTGAAATATGTACCTCAAACCATTTCAAAAATCAAGAAAAGTCCTCTACATGGATTTGCAGGTAAAGCGTTGTGGGAACCCGCTCGTATGAGACCTTTTGTCAATGAGTTAGGAGAAACCATTAACCCAATGTATAAATCCTTATCTCTTTATAAACAGGAATCATTTAAATCTGAACCTATTCCAGCTGTCGTTATTGAAACTTTCCGTAATGAGTACCCTCGCGATCCAATGTGGAATTTCATACTTAATGAGACACAAGTTCTTAATGGAGATAAGGAATTTGGTATTCCTGCAATTGATCGTAAAACATCTCCCGGATATCCATTGTGTCTTCGAGCTAAGAAAGGTAAGAATGATTTCATTGAAACTGTTAATGATGTGATGGAATTCAAAGAAGAATTTTGGGATGCCTATAGAGAACTTGATAGGGCACTTATGGCCGATGAAGATGTTGAGGTTTTATGGGCCGAGTGCCTTAAGGATGAAACGGTTAAACTAAGCAAAGTTGAATCCGGGGACACTCGAGCTATTAGTGCAGGTGCATTTTTGTTTCAACTACTTGGCCGTAAGTATTTTGCTTCTTTCTTTGCTTATATGCAACATTTTCACAACACTAAATCAATTGCTGTTGGTATAAACCCTCATGGTATGGATTGGACAAATATGGAACACCAAGCGGAACAAGAAGATGGTTCTACACTTTGTGCAGACGCCATTAAATGGGACAGGAATGTGCCCTACGATGTTGCGATGACCGTCTGTATCATGCTTGTTAATTGGTGGTACAATGACCAGTATTCAAAATTACGTATTAAAATGTGGAAAGAATCAGTTAATGGTAAAACCATTTATGAAGATGTGATCTTTCAGACGTTTGGTGTTAAATCTGGAGCCTGGAATACTGTTTGGTGTAATAGTATGTGTCGGTATGTTGTTGATAAAACCATCCTCATGATGGATCTTAAATTGCGCAACACTGAATTCTTCTATAAAGTATATGGAGATGATAATTACATCAAAATTTTTGGTAAGTTTGGCATTAAGGTTGAAGATATTGCGGAACATTATATGAGGCGTTTTGGAATTAAGATTGTTCACTGGTCTAAAAGTGAGAACCATGATGATGATAATATCCGTACTGTTTCTTTTCTTGGTCGAAAATTTGCTAAATATCGCAACAACGCAATCACCAGATGTCCTTTAGATGTGGATGTTATCTTGCAATCTCTGTACTGGATTAAAGGGCAAAATGATCCATATCAAGTCATTCCACAAAATGTTCGTAATGCATTTATGGAATTATCGCATCATACTCCTCAGGTGTACTACGAAAAATCCTCTTTGATTCTTGAAGCAATTAAGAAACACATGCCAGATATTTATGATACTTGCAGTTCTATGCGCATTAGTTATGCGGATTGGTTTAGTTTGATTTATGAAGGTGAATCCCCTCCATATTCACTATATGATCACTCTTATACCACTGAGTATATGGATTGTGAACCAAACTCAGCAGATTTAGGTGCTGCTTCTGTTGTTAATCCCGTCGGTGAAAATGAGGTCTTCCGTCAGGTTAAAGAACCTGGTACCACTCAAGTGGATTAACTCGGTGGTTTTGCCGACTCTAGTGAAACAGCAATTGGAAGTGCGGCAGTCACAGATTTAACAGTGCATGATACTATGAATATGAAGTCGTTTGACAAAGATAATTCTTTGGATAGAATGTATATTATCGATGATTTGTCAGTTCCATCTTCAGCTGGTGTCGGCGCATTGTTGGCTACATATGATTTTCCTGGAATATTGTTTGGCAAACCCTATATTTCAGATAATATAGCCGATTTTCTTATGTTTAAAGGGGATATCCAACTTACACTTAGATCCACAGCGCAAATGGAATTGTCTGGTAAATTACTCATTTCAATTATGCCACTTCAAACTTTTTACCCAATTAATTCTACAACTTTGATTACACAACCCGATTTTGGTAATTATTTTGAAGCTTCTGGATCCCCCTGTTGGACCGTTTCTTTGTCTGCTAATTCAACAGTATCTTGTGTACACAAGTTTACTAACGGTCGCAGAGCGATGAGTTTACGTAAGTTTGGAAATGGTGAAATTTGTCGATTCTTCGTTTACGTTTTGGCTCCTCTTAGATCATCTGATGGCACAGCGCAATCAGCTACAATGACAGTATCAGGACAGTTTCTTAACGCTAAATTGTCAATGCCAATTGATATCACAGTTGGTCCCACGGTCAGAAAACCTGTTGTTAGGCAATATAAGAATACTTTTATTGGTGAAACTAAGGAAAAAGAAGATAAGGAGAAGAAATCTGAATTTGATCTTGTTCGAGAATTACGTCGGGAAATTTTGCAATTACGTAGTAAAGTTGAAGAGTTATCGATTGATTATATTGCTTGTAGTTCAGTTCTTAAAGAAGCTGATGTTAAAGCAAAGAATAATTCAATTTCCAGTACACTTGGCAAAGTTTCTGATATTTCAGGTATGTTGAGTGCAGTTCCTGGTATTGGTACTTATGCCGCTGCAACTTCTAAACTCACCGGTTATGCATCTGGTATGGCGAAGAAGTTTGGTTTGGATAAACCTACTACTGTTCAAGGAGGGTCAGTTATGTCTATTAATCCGCACTTTAATCTTAATCAAGGATCTGGCATTGATACATCAATGAAATTGGCTTGTGATCCCAACAACCGTATTACTACGGAGCCTGTTGTTGGTGGTATCGGTGTTGATGAGATGAATTTATCTCATATTATACAGACTCCCTGTTTAGTCACAAATAGTGCTTGGCTGGCCAATAGTACAGCTTTACAAGTGGCTACTACTGGTGTAGATTCTGAACCTTGCTTCTTTGACATTTTGAAATTGAATACAATGTATTGGAAGGGATCACACAAATTTTTGTTTCAATTCACAGCATCTAGTTTCCAAGTTGCGCGATTTGTTATTTATGTAAGCGACGAGATAACAGCAGACTATAATGCATGTCAGCATGAATTTGTTACGGTTACGGGAGATATTGACTTTCCTTTTAGTGTTGAGTATCCTCACCCTGAAGCACTCACAACTTGTGTTACTTCTGAGTTGGTTTTTAATGTGTATGTCCAAGTTCTTTCTTGGTCTTCTCAATCTGGCGCCACAACAATACCAATTCAAATTTCTGTTTGGAAAGCCGGTGGTCCTGATGCTATGGTTTATTGTCCAATTGATAATAATTTCATTCCTTCTTCAAGTGAAACATATTTGGAGTGTGAACCTAACAGTTATGAAATTCGTTCATACTTTAAGACCACGGAGTTCCCTGCACTTATGGGTGGTGGAGAGTTATATGATCCTAAAGGTTTAGTAATTGGTGAGGAAATTTTAACACTTAGGGATTGGTTACACCAATATGTTCCAATGAGTGCACTTAGTGCAGATGCTAATTTTCAATTGATGCGTGACACGAACGCTAGTTCCATTGCTTGGCAAGGGGTAGATAAGTGGTCATTTTTATTCAGATTTTGGAGAGGTAGTGTGCGATTTAAGATTATACAACCGCAAACATCGTCCGGTTATCCGGCCGTTATGGTTACTACTGGTGGTAGTGTTAATGCGGGAACTCCTTTTCAAGGTGTGGCATTTGGTAATACCTCAGATGGTTCAGTTTCCTTTGAAGTTCCGTGGTATTCTCCAGCCTTATACGAAACTGTTGGTAATTCTGGATATTTTATGCGAACTGTGCAATATGCCGATGAAACAGCAAATTATTTTCGATTCAAAGCTGCTGGCGATGATTTCTCTTTTCATTGGTTACGATTACCACAGCCCGGTACTTGGCAAATTAATACCTCTGGTAGTAGTACGGGTACTTGGGGTTTCCTCAACTATGTTGGTTGAGATTTGTTCTTTTAGGAAAGAATATTTGAAGAGTTTATGTGACTTCATCTTAATAGTTTAAGCATATAGTCAATCAATTGATTTTAGTTCTTTTGTCAGTTGGTTTAATTGATTAGTTTGTAGGCCTTTGCAGACTTCTTCGGATTGCTGTAATTGTATGTGTTGTTAGTTAACGCGTGTATGTGGGTGAGATTTTTACTTACACAAAAACTAAATTGTGCGATCTGTGCGTTTCTGGTAGCTGTTGACTTTTTCAGGCTCGGTAATTAAGTTAAGGACAATTGTGAAGTCACTCGTGATATTCTTCACAAAATGATCGGTGAGTAGTAGGGCATTCACG